ACCATTTGGATTTGTTTTTACAAAATCTGAGCCATTATAAACACCCAGCATTCCTCTTGCAGTGCTTTGAACTGTATCACCCCAAACTAAATCACCAAAGCTAAAAGATTCAGTGTTTGTGCTGTTAGTTATTTGTGTGTTGTTTGTAAAACCATAAGTGCTGTTTTGTGATGTTGTTAAAACTTGCAAAAACCCTTTTAATGGTGATACAAAATTATACTTAATATCCATATTATAACTATGGGGTGTTGGCTCTCTTATCTCCATGTGTTCTCCTAAAAAATAGATGTATTTAGATTTGCAAAGTCAATATCAACTTTGAATACATCTACTGGTGCTGCTCTTCTTGATTTAATTGTAGTAACATTTCGCACCGTATCGTACATGTCACCACCTATACCAAGCACTAGGTCTGTATGAGCTAAGAGTCCTGCTTTAGCTTCTAACAGTTCTTTCTCACTTGGTAAATTTACATCAGCGTTTAACTGATGAGCTGTGATAATAGCTATCTTCTTATCTTGAGCTACTCGTTTCAAGTTTTCAGATATGTATTCCAACTGAAATCTTTTCTCTTTGTTCTGTGGTGCATCTAGTACACTCATGTAATCTAGAAATACTACGTCTGGCATCAAAGAATCGACCTCTACTTCTAACTCTGGTATACCAAACGACGACGAGCATACAGCATAGAAGTCCGGAAACTCATGTGCCGTAGCTATACGTTCTTTCAACATACCCTCAGAGAAATCTTGCACTGATACAAACAAAACTTTGAGCCCATCTCGTATTGCTTGACGCACTAGTGATAAAAGTATAGTTGTTTTACCTCGACCACTAAATGCACACAACACAGCTAACTCTTCTCTACTTATTCCGTAATAAAATAAACTAAGTAAATCATTAGTAGTATCCGACACAAATTCACTAATAGGTTTAGCTACTGCTTGAGTCGTAATAGCACGTACATCTGATGCCTTGTTTATTTTTTCTAGTTTCTTTTCTGGTCTAGCCCTAGTCTTTAATACATCACTTACTTCTTTGAGTTGTGTAAGTGTTTGTAGATAGTGAATAGACCTGTACCCTACAGCAGTAGTAACTCGTTCTGGCATACCTTTGACATAACTAAACTCTGTTGAATTAAGTTTACCCTTAACAAACTCTAACAAATCAGACTTACTTATGTCAGTCTTTGTCATCATCAACTCGTCCAATAATAAATCAAATGGCGCATCAAGTTTAATACTTTTAACTATAGGTTCTAATACTTGGCGCTTATCTTTCTTTAACAAGAAAGCCATCAAGTTTAGATATGCGTTATCCATTACTCTTCTCCTTTGCCGTATAACAATTCGTCTCTGTAGTTTAGCAATTCTTCTACATTACGTTTTACATTATTAATGTTTAACCCGTGTTGCTCCATTGCAATCGCAGAGTTTATGATAGCTAAGATAGTAATGCCTTCTTGCTTTTCTTTCTCAAGCTGTTCTCTACGTTGGGGGTCTTTGTCATAATAACCCATACTAATCACCTCCTAATAAAAATATAAATATAATCAATAACAGTATCGCTTCTTTCATTAGAACTCACGCATCCATTGCGTTAGCTCCATTAGAATTGGTTCTCTCATTGACTTAGCGTAATTAAAAAACTTCGTGGGGTCGGTCTTCCACATGTGCCAATACTCGTCACGGTCTGCGCTAGGCATTTCACAATCTAAATAACTATCAAATCTTTCTCGTGCCATCCTATCTCTTAACCCGTTTACGCTTAGTAACACTAGTTCCATTGCTCTTATGTCGCACTTTTGCATTATGTATTTTCTCCTTCTTTCGTTGTGTATCAAAAAAATTCTTACTGTCGCCTTCATTCCAGTCACTTGCACCCGGTGGGTAATACATCAACTTGTAAAACGACGCACTCATTCCATTGATTTTCTTAGACATTATCTTCTCCTTTCTTTCTCGCGTTGATTCATGGCTCTCAACACAGCTTCCTTTACTGCTTGTAATGTATCATCATCAAGTACTTCACCACCAAAAGAATAGTAGTCTTTTTCTATACCATTCTCTATGGTGTTAGCACTGAATCTGATAGACATAGACCAGTCTGTTACTGCTGTATTATTATTATTGTTGCTCATCACCTATATCCTCCTCGTCGATATCATACTCTCTCCAAGAGTCATCGTCTTCATAAAACAAGTCTTCTTCTGCCATAATCCAAGCGTCCTTTGGACTGTACCCTTCCTCCATGTACTGCTCGGCTCGGCTTTCTAAGAACTCATCGTTGTATTTGTTACTCATATTCACCTCCTAGAATTACCCGTATAAGATAACACCCACGCATCTTTATGTCAATCATCAATGTTACTCTCATACTCTACATCAACTACTTCAAACCCATTGGTATCTACTTCATGACCAATGTCATCATAGTCTAACTCTTGCGCTTTATCCATCGCTTCGTCTTCATTCTTAGCTACAACAGTTGTCTCGTAGTTGTGTACATTAATTAAATATACTTTGTATGTCGGCATACTTTACCTCCTTGTCGGGATAGTCCCGACCTATTTTATTTTATCTAGTATCTTGGCTACTTTGTCAAGCTCAGACTTGCTCAATGAATTAAGTCTGTCTTGATTTATTAGTTCACTACTAGACCATACATCTAATATTTTAGTTGTACCATCTGGTTTGATATCTAAATCAATTCGCTTGATAGGTTTCTTACCTTTCTTCATATCATACCTCCCATAATTGATATTGCTAACCAGCATAAAAAGAAAATTCCTAATATTACTTTACTCATCTTCTACCTCCTCGCAAATATCCCATTGGAATCCACTATACTCTGCTTTAATCTTTGCATGGTCATACCATGTTACTTCTGACACTTGTCTAGAGAACATAGACTTTGCCTCTTCTAGGCTTGGAATCACATCAGTCTGTGTATATTCTGCCACATATTCTATGACCTCACTAGCCCGTATAATATACTTTTTCTTTTTCTTCATGTCCCAACTCCTTCGGGATGATATCTTTTTTGCCTATCATCATAGACACCCGTATCTCGTAGCCATACATGTACTGCATGACTAGCTATCGATTCTAGTTTGTGGTTGCGCATCAACAGACATATGCATGAGTGCCACCTGACATGACACTCTTCATACTCTGGATACCAACGCTGTAAATATTCGTACACTTCTGTACCGAAATTACCATACTTGTTCATAGTATCCTCCTATACTGGTGGTAATTCTTCTAGTTCCATCGCACCTTTGCGTAACAATGCTCGTTTAACATTCACATTGTCAACATAGAAACGATACTCTCTATCGCCATTGTCGTGCAAACGATGTGTTACCACATGTTTGAGAAAATGATGAGAGTTACGCGCACTCGTGCCTACCTTGACAAGAACATCACCGGTTGCTTTTACACCGTATGACTTGTTGCCTTGATAGGCACACGAGTTTATTAAGTTCCATATTGGATAATGTCTACTCATGTGCCTGTCCTCCTTACCAATTTATTGGCATAACATGTTTGTTTGGTATGACATCTTTATGGTTTACGACATAGTCTTCGTACCACTTAATCTTACCACCAAACTTTGTAATTCTATCACCTACCATTTTACTTACATCATCTTTATGTAGAGCAAACACTAGGTCAACCCGGTTTGGATTGTCTTCATCATGTGTACGATACTCTTTGATATACTTTACACGATAGCCCAAAGTATCTTCCATAAATACTTCAAAGTCTACAACAGGTGTCGGTTCATCAGCTAACTGACAAGCCGTACCTATCCATGTACACACTTGATTGTATGTATCTTTGTCATAGTCTTGCATAAGTCTCACTTCCTCCTTTTCATTAATTTTGTTGCTGACTGGATGTCAGCTTTGAGTGCACTTATCTTCTCATCTACTCGCACTCGTTTGTGATGTGCACTATTGATAGACATGATGTAATTATACAACTCGTTTATCGTCTCAGCACACTTCTCAAGTAGTTCAGTATCTTTGTGGTCTACTTGCATAACTCACCTCCTTGTTAACATTCAGCTTCAAACATACAACTACCATTCTTCAGAATACAGTCACGAATCTCTACACCTAGACCGTATCTAGCATATAGTTGCATAGCTTTGCTGACTTCTTCTGCTGGTATGTTGGTTTGTTCTACTAGCATCTCATCGTTGTACCCATTGTTCTTCTCAAAGAACTCATTCAACTCACTCATGTATGAACCTAGCTTGTACTTGATAGCTAGTAGTTGCTCATCAACTTTGAGTAGGTCTTCTTTCTGGAACTCATAGTCAATTGTTTGAGTCTTGTCATGGTACTTACCTTCGACACCGAAGTTACTGGCATCATCGCTAGATTGTACAGCAAACCAAAACTTACCTTCGATGTCACCCCAATAGTATCTACCCATAGGAACTCACCTCCTTTTTAGTATCGTAATATTATGTCGGGAGAATCCCGACTAGTCAAACGGATTAAATGTTTCTGGTTGACCAACTACTGACAACCATTCGCCGTCTCGTTCTACTGCCATAACATCACAAGCATAGATAGAACCAGCTTCATCAAACAAACCTACTTCACTACCTTTTGCATCCACTAAGACAGTTTTCTTTAGTCCTTTACCCTGCTTAGGTGACTCCAATAAATAGGATGTAATAGGTTGCTCGATACCGACTTCTCTTAGCTGAGTAGTCTTTAGCTTATCGCCTTTAACTAACTCACGAAAAGAAATTATATTGTGAAATTCGTTCATGGTATCTCACCTCCATTTAGAATGTGTAACCTGTCGGGACATTCCCGACCAGTCACTACTAATTACTAGTTAATACTTACTAATATAATTAAATACTAATAACTAGTATATACTAGTAACTAATATATACATATAAGTATACACTAATATACTAGTATGTCAAATGACAGTCAATACTCGTGTATACACTTGTCCAGCTCTCAAATTAATTAAGATATAGTTATCAGTCGGGATATTCCCGACGAGTTTTAGCAATAAATTTTGGACAAAAAAAAGCCCTCACGAAGAGGGCTCAAGCAGGTATGGAGTTTGGATTTTTTAATTTATGATTGTCCTGCGATTTTCTTAGTTAATGTTGGTTCAATCTCAGCTTTTTTCTTTAATTGAGCCATACGAAGTTCAAGTTGTTTCATCCCGTGATGTTCAATTGACTCTTCGTGCTGAACCATTTCAGTAAGAGCATTGATTGCAATTGTAGTCAATTCTTCCATTTTCTTTCTGACAACTTTTGCAGTTTTT